CTACAATATACGGCAGACTCGGAGAACGATGTACACGATCACCAGGAGTATGAGCCACCACAGGTACTTCCCGATCCAATGATAAATTCTGTCCTTCGCTCCTAGTTTCTTCTCCACCTCGACGGTCTGCACCTTCACAATCGTGTCGGTCTTCGAGATGAACACCGAATCGTGCAGGCGGTGGTATCTGTCCCTGTATCGGATCTTCTCTATGAAGAACGTATCGTTCTTCATGACCACCGATATGGAGTCGTAGAGTCTTACGGAATCGACCCTCGTATTGAATATCTGGAGTGTGTCGTGGTGTATCTCCGGCACCTTCACATACTCTGTCACCTTGCACGAGGTGGCTACCAGCGCCGCAAGTATCACAAGCGGCACCGCTATCGACATAATTCTTTTCATAGGCTTCTTATTTCTTGTTGATTATTCTACCGTAATCCAGACGGGCGATCCGTAGTCGTATGCCGTCCACATCTTGCGGAACGCTCTCTCACACGTCTTCGTGCTGTTGAGAACCATCCCCTTCGCCTTGTTCTCTCCTGGAAGAAGACAGCCGTCTGTGTCTTCCACTCTGTTTCCCGCGTGCATCCTGATTGCGCTGAACCCCTTCACTCCGATAAGCAGAGGTATCATCCCGTTGATGGCGTAGTCGCATTTGCAGAACTTCGGCGAATAGGAGAAGATGATCCTGTACCGCCCGGTCGGTATCGCCGTTCTTCCCGCCACCTTCCTCTGTCTGATCTCTTCCTCCGTCATGTTGCTCGTCAGTCCTCTGTCTCGATTCTCGAGAACTTCGCACTCGTATTTACCGTCGATGGACAGAATCCCTATTGTGTATCCGCCCTTCTTGTATCTGCGTTCCAATTTTATTTCCATAAGCTTGTGGTATTAGAATAGTTTCAAAGTGATGTACATTATTGCGAGAAAATCGAGTATGGCAAATGCCAGGGCAAGTGTGCAGACAAGCCACGTCGGCTTGTCGCTCAGCCACAAAGCTATTTTAATCACTGCCTCGTCAAGCCTCTCCATGTTCAGCTGCTATGTGGTTTACGTTCATTAGTTTTGCCAACTTCGCCCTCGTCGGGCAGTCAGCCTTCTCACACTCGGCGATTGCAACTATCATCGAGGAAAACTTTTTATCCGTCTCCTCCTGCTTATGCTCCGCCTTAGTTAGTCTTGACTCAATCTCGTCGCGCCTCTTGTTGCGCTCTTCGATTTCCTCCTCGTGTCTTTTTTCCCTCTTGTTGAGAAGGTACTTCACAAGGTAGCCGACGCCTCCGATGACTGCCGTCACAAGAGGACCGATGATGTATAAGTAAGTGCTCTCTTCCATATATTAATAGTGTGGGTCGTTCATGGGGTTGGACAGGATGGTGAAGTTCGATCTCTCTTTCCGTGTGGCGGGATCCAGCTCGGGAGCGTCGGCTATGAGTATCTTTCCGGCCGATACCTGGCAAAGCCACTCCATGGCACGGTCATAGCGGTCCTGCCTGATCTTGCTTATCTTGTACGGGTTGTGCACGCAGAACATGTGATATACCGCTATGTCCTTCGCATACATAAGGATCAGCGTGTTGCGGCTGTCCCCGGTCTGTGAGAAGATGCTGTCCGTGTCGTACCTCGACGACAGGTAGCCCTTCATCTCGGCTATTGCGTCGTTCTCGCACTGCTCCACCACCGTCTCATCGTTTCGTACGAGAGCGTCCAGGATCTCGGCGTGTATTGTCGAATCGTAGTCCGTTCGTGTGATAAATGCGCTCATGTTCTAAATTTCTTTTAGTTATGTGCAAAAATTCCTTTCTATTATGCTACAAATATAGATTATTTTATATCTTTACACGCAAAATTTATATAAAAATCTAATGGCAAAAATACTTTTATACGGAGAGATAGGCTGGGAAGTAACCTCGAAGGAGGTGGTGACCTGGCTGCAGGAGCATGGCGGGGAACCCATCGAGATGCACATGAACAGTTCGGGCGGTGACGTGTTCGAAGCCATAGCCATACGTTCGGCAGTACTGGCATGCGACGACGTGACCATTGTGGTCGATGCGTTGGCGGCTAGCGCGGCTGCGGTCATATCGCTTTGCGGAAAGCCTCTCAAGATGGCCGAGTACAGCCGCCTGATGATTCATTCTGCAAGCTCGTATGTGTACGGCAACAGCAAGCAGGTGGAGGAACAGCTCGACATGCTCAACTCCATCGACGACGATCTGGCCGAAATGATAGCCGGCAAGATCGGCAAGACTGCCGAGGAGGTGAGGGAAGCTTACTTCGACGGAAAGGATCACTGGCTGGAAGCCTCCGAGTGCATAGACATGGGCATAGCTGAGAAGGCGGAGGCGAAAGGAACCGAGGACCGCTTGGCGGCAGTGTACGACTGCCTCAACGGGCGCACCGACGGAATGCATAGTACTAACCCCATAAAACCAAACAACGACATGGACATGACAAAGATTCAGGCCGTGGCGGCATTCAAGGACTGCTCCACGGAAGACGAAGTGGTCGCAAAGGCGCAGGAGCAATCCGACGAGCTGGAGGCCCAGAACGCCGAGATCGAGGAAAAGAACAAACGCATCGCCGAACTGGAGGCCGAGGTGGAATCCTTCAAGGAGGAGAAGGAGGAGGCGCAGGCGCAGGCGGACGAGAAGGAGATAGCCGACGCATTGGAGTCGGGCAGAATCAGCCAGACGCAGGCTGACATCTACCGAGACCTCATCAAGAGCGACAGAGAGAACGCCCTCAAGATGCTGGCATCCATCCCCGCACCGGCCGAACCCGCACGCGTGGAAGACTTCATCAAGGGCGAGGGAGACCTCCCGAAGAAATCCTACTTCCAATCGGAGATGGACGAGATAGCTAAACGCAAGTAATAACCCCTAAACAATACAGACAATGGCAATTTCAATCACAACCGCCTATCCTGGCGAGTTCCTCGACAGGGTGCTGACCAAGGCAACCCTGCAGAACGAACTGGTTCAAAAGAACCTCATCCACGTTGAACCCGACGTGTTGAAGAAACTGTACATCGGTGAGTTGACGGTCGGCACATTGCTGCAGCACCGCATCGAGCAACCAGACTCCAGCGACGCTCGAGGCACCTTCACATACGTTGAGAAGTACCTGGAGCCTCAGGACCTCATGGCTTACACCGAGTTCAACCCTCGCAACTTCGAATCCATCTGGAGACGCTGGCAACCGAACGGACCGATGGCGATGGAGACCTGGAGTGCATCCGCACAGGCAGAGTTCCTGGAAGTCTTCGCAAAGAAGATTGCCGAAGAACTTGGCAACCAGTACATCAACGGCATCCGTGTAGCCGGCGACAACAACAAGCTGATCAACGGCATCGTGCCACGCATCCTTGCCGATAAGGACGTACTCGACGGAGGAATCACCTCGGGAGACACGACCTACGCGAAGAAATTCAAGAGAATGCTCTCCAAGCTTCCTAAAGCGTTGCGCGGAAAGGGCAACCTCAAGTTCATCACATCCATCGCCGACACGGACAACTACGACGAGGAGTTGAAGCTCAACACCTACAAGAACGGCGACCTCACCATCCAGCAGACCTTGGCCTACAACGGAATCCCTGTCGTCGGCTTGGCTCAGTGGCCTGAGGGACTCATCGTTCTTACGTTGGCCGACTCTTCCTTGGAGTCCAACCTCTTCGCAGCGGTGGCATGGAATCAGGACGAGGCATTCATCCAGGAGGACAAAGTGTCCGCAGCCGGAGAGAAGCACTTCCTGAAGATGCTCATGAAGGCAGACACCAACATCGCCTTCGGAGACTACGTCGTGATCTACGACGGACGCGAGGCTACAGCTTTGGCTGGAGGCTCCACTGTGACACCGGTCGCTTACAAGTCGGTGGTCAACTACACCACCACTTTGAACGCCGACGCCACCTGGTCGTTCGCCAACACCAACGCAGTGATCGGCTCATGCGTGACGATCAAGAACGCTCAGTCGGGCAACTACAAGATCACGATCGCAGGCGTCGATATTGTGAAAGGCGCAGAGGCTACATTCTACTTTGACGGCACCAACTGGAACGTCAAGGCTTAGTGCTTCTTCATTTTGAAAGGTTCCCCCGGTCTGAACGGTCGGGGGGATTTTTACGAAACCATTAAAAAGCAGACAATATGAATTTACCATACGTCAGAATATCATTCCAAAACGGGCAGCTCGGACTGACCGAGCCGACCGCAGACGGCGTGTGCGGACTGATACCAGACGGTGCCGTGGTGGTTAACAACTACCTGGAGCACAACGGCGCAGCCTACCTCATCACGTCCCTTTCGGATGTGACGGTCAGCGGAACAGACGCACTCACTTACGAGATGATCCGCGAGTTCTTCGACGAGGCCGGCGACGGGGCCTATCTGTGGATACTGAACGCCAAGCCGACTACATCGGCAGCCGGCATCACCAGCCTGCAGACATTGTCGGGCGGCGCCTGCCGTGCGATAGCTGTCACCACTCCGCTCGGATCATCCGGAACCGTCACAGCCATACAGGGGCTTGAGGCGGCCGTCGAGGACCTGGAGGAGGATTTGTACGCTCCCGTGCTGGTGGTTGCGGGCATCAAGGCTCCGACCACGCCGGGCAACGCCGTTGACATCACGCTCGCAGAGAGCAGCCATGTGGCCGTCGTGTGCGGCAACGAGCTGACGGGCGTGACAGCCACAGACGCATTGCTCGACGATGCGGCAGCCGTTGGGCTCCTTCTCGGACGCATCGCGAAGACGAGCGTGCAGACATCCGTGGCCAGAGTGTCGGACGGAGCCATGAAGGCATCCACAATGACGTTCGGAACGGATGTAGTCACACTGTCGAGCTCATCGGCGCTCAGCACCAAGGGCTACATCGTGCCACGCACATGGACCGGCAAGGCGGGCTTCTTCTGGTCGTCAGACTGCACGGCAACGGGCGCCACGGACGACTACGGGCTCATTCCAAGACGCAGGACCATCGACAAGGCGTTCCGCATCACCTACCAGACGCTCGTCGAGCAGGTGGGCATGCAGATACCCGTCACCTCCGACGGAACCATCCCGACCACCACGGCCAAGAGCATCGAGGCGGCGGTCGAGACCGCCCTCGAGAGGGGCATGGCCAACGCAGGCAACCTCGGAGCCGATCCGGACGACGACACAGACAACGGCATTAAGGTCTATGTCGATCCTTCGCAGAACGTCGTGTCAACGAACAAGATAGTGGTGGACGTGAAGGTCAAGCCGTACGGCTACGCCTACTATCTCGAAGCCAACCTGTCATTCTACACAACTGATTAAGAAAGGAGGAACAAATGGCAAACATAGAGACAAGATCATTCAGCTCCAGACAGTACGAATGGGCGGACGTGAGCGTCGTGATAGGCGGAAAGCCCATCACCGGCATCAGCGGGGTGAGCTACAAGGCATCCCAGGAGAAGAGCCTCATCTACGGCAAGGGCAACCAGCCCATAGCCGTGCAGAAGGGGAACATCAGCTACGAGGGAAGCGTCAAGCTCCACCAGAGCGAACTGGAGACGCTGGCCAACGCCGGCGGAGCCAACGGGCTCCTCGGACTGGAGGTGGACATCGTGGTGGCCTACGGCAACCCTTCGAACGGAGACCTCATCCGCACCGACATCCTGAAAGGGGTGCAGTTCACAGAGGAACCACGGGAGATGAACCAGGGCGACACCCACATGGAGTGCGACCTCCCAATCGTCTTCCTGCGCCTGCAGCGCAACAAGTAAAACGGACCCTTACAATCTTTTTTTGTTTAACAATGGCAGGAGCCGTGTCAGTCATCGGCACGGCTCCTCCTTTTTATCAACCGATTTATCAACCAACCTAAAAACCGAATCAAAATGAACGAGACTAAGGAAACATACAAGGCGACGGAGGAACAGATCCGTCAATGGAAGGAAAAGCACGGAGACGTGTACGAAATCACCGTGGACGGGCGCAGATGCTACCTCCGCAAACCCAACCGCCGTGAGCTGAGCTACGCCAGCGTGGCGGGCAAGAGCGACCCCATGAGGTTCAACGAGATAATACTCAACCAGTGCTGGCTGGAAGGCGACGAGGAGATCAAGACGGACGACTCCCTCTTCCTCGGCGTGTCCGCACAGATCGCCACCCTCGTTGAGGTGAAGGAGGCCGAGATAAAAAAGCTATAGAGGATGCGGAGGTGTCCGACACGGACTACATACGCATCATCGACGCAGAACTGAGATACTACATGCACATCAGCCATCCGGAGAGCCTGCCAGACAGTGAGTGGGCTGAAAGGTTCAGAGAACTGGAATGGATACGGCGAAAGGAGGCTGAAGCGAACAAATAAGCACAACAGATATGGCAGACGAAAAAGTACAGGTAACCTACGAGATCGACGGCCGGGAAGCCACGTCAACGCTCAACGAGATAAGCGACAAGGCGAACAATGCGAAGTCGTCGGTCGGCACGCTCGGCGACAAGCTGTCGAAGCTCGGAGTCATGGGCCTCGGCGTCAGCTTCGTGACGCAAGCCTTCGGAAAGCTGTGGTCGGCCATGCAGGCATGCGAGGGAGCCTACAGAGTTCAGGCGGAGGCGGAGGCGAGGCTGGAGACGGCCATGCAGAACACCATGAACGCCACCTCCGACGACATACGCCTCATCAAGGACCTCACAGCGGCGCAGCAGAAGCTCGGCGTGGTGGGCGACGAGGTGCAGCTGGCCGGGGCGCAGGCGCTCGCCAACTACATAGGAGAGAAGGAGAGCCTGCAGGCGCTCATACCGGTGATGAACGACATGATCGTGAGCCAGGACGGCCTCAACGCATCGCAGGCCACCGCCACAAGCACGGCGCAGATGATCGGAAAGGCGATGAACGGAAGCACGGCGCTGCTCGAACGCTACGGGTTCCAGCTCACCGACGCACAGGAGAAGGTGATGAAGTTCGGAACCGAGCAGGAGAAGGTGGCGGTCCTCTCCGAGGTGATAGGCAGGAAAGTCGGGGGCATGAACGAGGCGATGGCGCAGACCCCCGCAGGCAAGATGCAGCAGTACGCCAACAGCATGGGCGACGTCGGCGAACGCCTCGGAGCCCTCTACACACGCATACGGACGGCGCTCCTTCCGGCTATGAACGGACTGGTGACCGTCCTCAACACGATGCTCGACATCGCAGAGGCCATCTTCGCCTTCGTCACGGAGAACCTCGACGTACTGGCAGCACTCGCCGCTGGCATTGCGGCGGTCACACTGGCTGTCAACGCACTCGCCATCAAAGCCGCCATCGTGACGACGGCCACCAAGCTGTGGACGGCGGCGCAGGCAATCCTCAACGTCGTGCTGACAGCCAACCCAATAGGTCTCGTCATAGCGGCCATAGCCGCACTCGTGGCGGCCATCCTCTGGGTGAGGAAGCATACGACGGGGTGGGGCACCGTCTGGGACGCCACCGTCACATTCATGAAGGAGGTGTTCCTGGCATGGGTGGACTCCGTGAAGCTCCAATTCAACACGATCGTGAACGGCATCATGATAGGACTCGACAAGATAAGGCTCGGATGGTACAAGTTCAAGGAGGCGGTCGGGTTGGGCGACAGCGACGAGAACAGGCGTGCCATCGAGCGCATCAACGCCGCCGTGGAGGCACGGCAGAAGGCCATAGCCGACGGAGCGAAGAGCATGATGGACCACGTGAACAAGGCACGCCGCGCCTTCGACAACGTCTCCCTGCAGTGGAAGAGCGGCGAGGAGGCGACGGACACCAACAAGCAGATCAAGAGCAACGCCAACACGTTCGGCAACCCGCTGGCGGGAGGTCTCGGCCTTCAGACAGCCTCAACGGCGAAAAGCGGAGCCGAGGCCATAGCGGGCGGAGGAACCAGGAGCACCGCCATCACCATCAACTTCTCAAAGGAGATGGTGCGCATGGAGTTCAACGGAGGCTACACCGAGAACCGGGAGAGCGTCGAGCGAACGCTGGCGGAATCGCTTCTGAGAGTATTATCAGCCGCCAAGGCATCCATATAACACTAAAACAATAAGACAATGGCTAAAGTCAGCGAAAAGAACCAGATAAGACAGGGCGGGTACATGAGCACGGGCGACCGCCCCAACAATGTGAAGATAGGCGTGCCGCACCTGTGGTACCCCAACGTGCAGCTGTTCCAGCAGGCGGTCAACGCCGCCATCCGGTGGGACTACCCTAGACGAAAGGAGCTCTACGACCTCTACGACTCGTCGCTCATGGACACCCACCTCAAAGGCGTGATCCGGAAGAGAAAGATAGCGGTGTCGCAGTTCCCGATAGAGTTCAGAAGGAACGGCGAACCAGTGGAGGCGGTCAACGAGCAGATACGGAGCCCGTGGTTCCGTAACTTCATCAAGTCGCTCATCGACGTGCAGATGTGGGGCTTCAACGCCTACCAGTTCCTCGTTGACAAGGAAGGATGGGTTGACGTCACGATGATTGACCACCGCCACGTCAACCCCGTCACAAGGGAGGTGCTCGAATATGCGGGCGACCTCCGGGGAAAACCCCTCGACGACTTCCCCAACACGCTCTTCCTCGGCAAGCCCGACGACTGCGGCGAGCTGATGAGCGTGGTGCCGTGGATCATCACCAAGAGGCAGACCACAGGCGACTGGGCGCAGTACGCACAGCTCTTCGGAATGCCCATACGGGAGTACACCTACGACGGCTCCGACTGGGAGACGATGATGAAGCTCAAGGAGGAGGCTGAGGCGCAGGGCTCCAACGGCGTCTATTTCCACACCTCCGACAGCGCCATGCGCCTCGTGGACCCAGCCACCCGCTCCGGCTCGTCAGAGCTGTACGACAAGCTGATGCAGAAGTGCGACGAGCAGATCTCCATCCTCATCCTGGGCAACACCCTCACCACCACCGTTGGAGACAGCGGAAGCCGCGCCCTGGGCGACGTGCAGAAGAGCGAGGAGGATGCCATCATGGCCGACGACCGAGGGTACGTGCTCGACGTGCTCAACTACGAGATGACGCCCATCTTCGAGAAGCTCGGCATCGATGTCGGCGGAGGGGAGTGGGCGTTCGTGCAGGAGGAGAAGATAGACAGGGTGCAGCAGGCCGACATCGTGGTCAAGATGAACAGCCTCGGTCTGCCCATCGCCGACGACTACCTCTACGACACGTTCGGCATAGACAAGCCCGACAACTACGAGGAGATACAGAAGAGGAAGGAGGAGGAGAAAGCCGCCATGCTCGAAGCCATGAGGGGGCAGGCGGGGGAGGAACAGCCGGAGGGCGGGGAGAAGGAGAACGAGCCTCAACAGAAGCCGACCGACAAGACCATCTACAGGAGGATACTTGATTTTTTCGCATCAGCCCGCAAGGCGGGCAGTCATTCCGTGAGCTGGTAAACCGCACCTACTACGGCTCCGCCTGCCCGTGCTGCGGCAAGCGGAGCGTGCGTGACGTGGCGAGCGGCGTCTCCTTTGACCCCGACATGCTGGAGGGCGTGCTGAGGGAGATCTACGACGAGGAGGTGGCGCCCGATAAGGGCGGCGTGTCCGAACAGCTCTTCGAGGCCACCCGCGACCTCTTCGAGCGTGCCACGGCCCAGGGCATGGCGCAGAGCCGCAACAAGCGCATAGCCGAGGAGACGGACTTCCTGGAGCGATACACGCACTCCATCGAGGTCTTCTCCGTCTTCCGTGCGCACCGCTACGGCGAGATGATGGCATCCAAGCTCCACGACGATGAAGGCAACCTGCGCTCCTTCGAGGAGTGGAGGCAGGCCACCGCATCCATCCAGAGCCACTTCAACCGCGCATGGCTGGAGACGGAGTACAACACCGCCATCCTGCGTGCCGAGCAGGCGGCGGACTGGCAGCAGTTCGAGCGCGACAAGGACGTGGCGCCGCGCCTCACGTGGATGCCCACAAGCAGCGCCGACCCGAGGGAGGAGCACGCCGTGTTCTGGCGCGACGCCCTGACGCTCCCCGTTGACGACCCGTTCTGGGACGAGCACCGCCCCGGCGACCTCTGGAACTGCAAGTGCTGGCTGAAGCCGACCGACGAGCCTGCCACCGACCGCCAAGACATCCCGAAGGGAAAGGGCGTGCCCAAGCCCGCCAAGGGGCTGGAGTCCAATCCGGGCAAGACCGCCGAGATGTTCTCGTCCAACCAGCCACACTACCCGAAGCCGAAGACCTGCATCTGGTTGAGGCTCGCAGGAGGCAAGGCGAAGAACCGTCTGGGTCGATTCCTCGACGCAGCGAAGTGCATACATAATTGCAATTTGTGTGAACTCATAAGTATTTCTAAAAAAGGGACTCTCGAAAAAGGTCCTACTATAGACGAGAAAAAAGCAGGTATGTCGAAAGCAAAGATCGAAAAAGCCTATGAAGAATGGCAGTCGGGCATAAGCAAAGGCTGCAGATTGGAGCCTACAAAAATAGGAGAAACCCCGAAATACATAGAAGATTTCTTGAGGACTAAAGGCCTCGTGCCGGATAGCGTCGACATCGTGATTTCATCAAGGCAACTTTCTCACATGTTTCGAGAAATGAAAGTGGAAAGCGGCAAAGCGATAGAATTTTCGGATTTGGCGGATTTTATCGGAAACATGAAGTCATACAACGCCGCCTATGACCCAAGGCATAAAAACTTTATTATGTATAAGTACAAAGGGGAAGAAAACGTCGTAAAATTTGCGATAGACTTAAATAAAAAGATAAAGGGCTTCGGTAAATCTAATGTAGTTGTCACGGCGGGTAAAATAATAAGGCATGAATCTTTGTGGTCCAACGGGGTGGAGCTAATAAGAAAGCATCCCGAAAAAAAACCAGCCATAGGAATCGAACCTACCATACAAGGCGCTCTTCGCGACTTCCCCTTACCTATTAGGGGTATTGCTGGCTTTTTTTAGGATGCCTCGTTGCAAACGTACAATAAAAAATTTGATCGACAAAGAAAAATTCGAAAAAATAATATTCATGCAGGATGATAGGATAGCCCTTGAGGAGCGTCCTTAAAAAAAAAAAAAACGGCCACCTTTACGATGGTCGTTTGGAGTTTTTTGGTCCTGAGCGGATTACTTAGCACATTACTTCCGTGCTGCAAATATATGCAATATTTTATCAATCCTCCAAATAAATCGCAAAAAAATGCATAAGATATACCTCAGCGGCCCCATCACCTCGATAGGGGTGAAGGTCGCACACAGAAGATTCACGTATGCCGAGAAGTGTCTCGAAGCCGCCGAGAGGCGGTGGAGAAGGCACATCGGCAAGCCCGAAGGCCACGACTGGCGAATCGTCAACCCCATGAGGGAGAACCCCTACAAGGAGGGCAGACGGTGGGTCACCTGCATGATGCTCGACCTGCTGCTCCTCCTGAAGTGCGACTCCGTCATGATGCTCCCAGGGTGGGAGCGGAGCCGTGGCGCACGGATAGAGCGGCGCATGGCCCGCCTCCTCGGCAAGAAGATCTTCTTCTTCCATCCGGAGTGCGTGAAGTTCCACTTCTCGTCCGACGGGGGCAGGATGACGCTGTCGCACTTCCCGCCGTTCTGCTTTCCCATCCCCGGCTACCCAGCGCCTTAACCCTTAACACTTGGACACGACTTGGACACGACTTGGACACGACTTGGACACGACTTGGACATTTCCATCTCTTAACTCTTAACTCTTAACTCCCTACAGCCCCGCCTCCTCCAGGTAGTCCAGCACCCTTCGGTTGGCCGAATCTATCCTGGAGTAGTCCGCCTTGATGTACGTCTCGGTGACCGACAGCCCCGCGGGCTTGTGGCACAACGCCTTCTCCACCGTGTAGATGTCCACCCCGCACTCGTTGGCGGCGATGGTGGCCCACGAGTGGCGGGCGGCGTAGTAGGTGAGGCGGTCGATGCCCAGGGCGGCGCCTATCCTGTTCATCCCCTTCACGATCATGTTGCGGAAGGAGGCATGGTGCATGTACCTCCTGCAGAAGTCGAGGGCGTACTCGCCGTGCCGGTCGGCGTACCGTTCCAGGATCGGCCTCGCCTCGTCCGGAACGGATAGCAGCATGTAGGCACCGTCCGCCCTCCTCGTGCGGGTCTTCCTCCTGTTGTACTCCACGTGCCCCCCGTCCGCCCACTTCAGCTCGAAGAGGTCGGCGGCGTTGATGCCCGCCAGGTAGAAGGAGAGCATGAACATGTCACGTGCGACGGCCGTCTCGCCCTCCGCCGAGAAGTCCCTTATGCACAGTATCTCGTCGGCCGAGAGCGCCCTCTTGCGTGTCTGCGGCATGCGGTCGGGCTTCACGATGGCGAACGGGTCCCTCGTGATGCGGGGCTCGCCGGTCGGCGTGTCGTTCAGCTCCCTCTTCGCCTCCCGGTAGATGCTCGCCACGGTCGAGAAGTAGAGCGACGGGGCGCGCCTCCCCTTGCCCCTGAGCCACTCCCTGTACTCCCTCATCAGCCCCGTGGTCATCTCGTCGTAGAAGAGCAGCCCCCTGCCCATGAACTCCTCGAGCGACTTCACCGCCTGCCGGTGCACCGACAGCGTGCCGTTCTGCTTCTCCCTCGCCATCCGTTCCAGGTGCAGGCGGCAGTAGCCGAGGAAGTTGCGGTCGTACTCGTCGTTGAACGAGGCGATTCTCGCCACCTCGTCTATGCCCATCGAGAGCAGCGCGGCCCCCTGCGTGTTGCAGCGGTCGCGCATCCTCTTCATGATCTCGTTGGCGCGGTCTATCAGCACGGGCGACACCAGCTCGCCGTTCCTGACGTCGCCGTCGCACGCCACGAGCCCCGTCGGCAGGTGCCTCGTGCGCCTCCCGTGTATCAGGCGGATGCACACCGCCCTCTCGCCGTTCCTGCGGGGCCTCATCACCACCGCTTTGAAGCTAGGCATGGCAGCCCCCTTTCCTTACAATCTTTCCCATATCTTTTCCTGTTTAGTGATCCGCATAAAAAAAGGACGGCCATGCGGGGCCGCCCATGTGTCAGATTAAAGCTGACCTTCCTTTTCAGAAGACCACCGCCCGCATGCGGTCTATCAGTTCATTGTACCGTTTCTGTATGGTTTCCCTCTGTCTGCTCGACACGGGGACTATCTTACGCTTGTATTTGCGCATCATGCACGGACTCAGTCCTATCTCCTTTGCGAACGCCGTGGCGTTGATGAACGGGAACCGCTCGAAGAAGCCCGAGAGATCATAGGCGTACTCCACCTCGTATTTCCCGCCTCCGTACCATTTGGGAAATTCCCCCGTCTTTTCCTTATAATACTCCGCCTGTTCCTCCAGGATCTCCATAAAGTCGTCCTTCGCCTCCTGCTCCGTGAACCCGTAGCCGAAAGCGCCGTTCACTTCCTCCGTATAGACGGAGAATCCCCCGTCAGTTCCTCTTTCGATTATTGCCTTCATTTTGTTTCCCTCCTTCATTTTGATGTTATGTTTAATAGCCTCCCCCTGTTCGGGGGAGCGCCTTCCGTCATTTCAGCCCTGCCTGCTTCAGCATCGCCTCCAACGTCCCTTTCGGAATCTCCTTCGACTGGTGCCTCCCCACCGGTATGAAATGCGGGTAGTCGGGGTGTACGTACTTCCAGTGCCTCTTTCCCTTGCTGATGACCCATCCGTGGGCTTCAAGCAGTTTGTAAAATTCTGAATACTTCATATCGCTTAACTTTAATCTGACAATACAAAGGTAACAAAAATGTTACATATATACAAGAAAAAAGGCGGGAAAATTCCGACGGATTCCCTCTTTTTTAGTATCTTTCCGTCAAATACTCACGAAGCATGAAATCACCAGAACACATCGCAAGGCTGTCCCTCAGCATCGACGGGAGGAGGAGCGAGCACCTGTACGAATGGGGGTGTCGCTGCGACGCACCGACCCCGTAACTCTTAACTCTTAACTCTTAACTCTTAACCCCTGCCTCTCAGCCCCTTCCAGGCCTCTATCACCTCGTTCTGCTGCCTGTTCAGCTCCCTGAGCGCCGCCACGGTCTCCTCCAGCTCGGCGATGCGCCCCAGCAGGCGCTGCGTGTCGGTCGCCTGCCTCGTCATGGTGCCCTCGCCCGTGATCAGCCACTGGGTGTCCAGCTCGGGGTAGCGGGCGGAGATCTCGCCAAGCGTCTTCACGCTCAGGTTGTCCTTCATATTGTTCACGAACCCGTTGGGGCGCCCGCAGCTCTGCTCGAACGCCCTCACGCTCATCCCCAGGTGGGCGATGAACGCCATCAGCCTCTCCTTCATGCCCCTCATCCTATC